GACGAGTCAGACGGCCGTTCCAAGTACGTGTTCGTGAAGTCCGACGCTCGCAAGATCGACGCCGGGATCGGCGCCGTGCTCGCCCTTGAGGCCGCGTCCTATCTCTCGGATACCACCTCCGTCTATGAGGAGCGTGGGATGGCTGTTCTGTGAGCGTCCTACGTCACCGGCTGCTCAAGAACGTCATCGTCACCCTCAAGTCCGGTGAGTCGTTCCAGGGCGCGTTGTGGGATCGGGACCGTAGGGCTTGGGTGCTGCGAAACGCCGAACAACTCACCGTGGTCGACAGTCGGCCCACGGCCACCGCGGTCGATGGCGAGGTGGTGATCCTCACCGAGAACATCGCCTACGCCCAGCGTCCCCGGTAGGAGGAGCCACCCATGATCCTGAGTGGCGGCCAGCTCGTCCTCGCGGACACCACGCCGAGTTTCGCGAACACCTACTACGCCCCCTCGACGGGGCTGAACCTCACCGATTTCTTCAGCTCCTACCAGGCGATCTACAAGAACCAGCTCTGGGTCTATGTCGTAGTGCGGAAGCTCGCACTCGGCACGGCGCGGCTGCCTCTGAAGGTCTACCGACGCGGCAAGGACGGACGAACCGAGGAGCGAGACAACCCGTACGCGGTGTTGCTGAACAACCCCAACCAGCACATGAACCCGAAGCACTTCTGGGAGTGGACGGTGTCCACGCTCAACGTGTTCGGAGAGGCCATCTGGCTCAAAGTGCGGGGCCGAGACGGCAAGCCCGCCGAGCTGTGGCCGGTCCATCCCATCAACATCGCGGTCAAGCGGGAAGACGACGGGACGCTCAGCTACATCTACCACCTCGGCAACGCCTTCACGCCCAAGTTCGTCATTCCTCAAAGCGACATCGTCCACTTCAAGAACTACCACCCGGACACCACGCTCCGGGGGCTGTCGCCGCTTGAGCCCTTGCGGATGACGCTGCTGAACGAGGACTCGGCCCGCCGCGCGTCAACCGCCTTGTGGAAGAACGGCGCCCGACCCTCGGTGACGCTCTCGCACCCCGGCAAGTTGAGCACCGAGGCGATGGCTCGCCTGAAGGCCAACTGGGACGCCATCCACTCCAGCGTCGACAACTTCGCCAAGACCGCCATCCTCGAAGAAGGGATGAAGCCGGAAGTCCTCAGCCTCAACGCCGAGGAGCTTCAGTACATCGAGACTCGCAAGCTCAACCGGGAAGAGGTCGTGGCGGCCTACGACGTGCCCCCTCCCGTAGTGCACATCCTCGACCGTGCCACGTTCTCGAACATCACCGAGCAGATGCGCTCCCTATATCGGGACACGATGGCGCCCCGTCTGCAACTGCTCGAGGCCGACCTGGACTTCCAGCTGCGTCCGGACTTCGAGGACGACACCGTCTATGCCGAGTTCCTGATGGATGAAGTCCTCCGAGGCGACTTCGAGTCACGCATGGACGCCTACTCGAAGGCCATTGGTTACGGCGTGCTGGAGCCGGCGGAAGCACGGGAAGCGGAGAACCGGCCCTTCGTCGAGGGTTCGGATCGGCTGTTCATCAACGCCGCGAACATCCCCATCGACGAAGTCTCCAGTCGCACGTCGCCCAGCCCACCGGCCGAGGACGTACCGGGCGACAAGCCCGCCGTGCCCGAACCGCAGGGCGACACACAACCGAAGCCGAAGCTTCCGCCTGCGAAGGCCCGCCTCGTCACCGACCGGGCCGGCCGCCGCGAAGCGTTGGCCGACGTCGACCCTCAGACGTTGGTGATGGGGCTGAACGGCGACTCCGAACTCGTCCTGAGCGTGCTGGCTGACTGCCGGGACGCCGGGGCATCCGTGGCGGCGTTCTGCCGTGACATCTGGAACCTCGTGGAGGATTGATGCAGACCAAGACGTTCGCTCTGGCCGAGGTCAAGGCCATCGAAACCGACAACCCCCACGGTGAGTTCGAGGTCATCCTCTCGGCCCCGACCCTGGACCGTGACGGTGAGGTCATCGACGCCCGTGCGTTCGAGCCCTTGCCTGACCACATCACCTTCGACATCGACCACGGCCTCTCCACGGCGACGACGGTGGGGAGCGGCAGCCCCTACTACGAGGGCGACGTGCTAAAGGTGAAGGGCACGTTCTCCTCCATCCCCCGTGCCCAGGAAGTCCGAACGCTCGTCACCGAGGGCCACATCCGCACCACCTCCGTGGCGTTCATGGGGGCCAAGAAGGAGACGAAGGACGGCCAGCCGCACATCACCAAGGCCGAGCTGTTGAACGGCGCCTTCGTACCCGTTCCCTCCAACCGGGAAGCCGCCGTGGTCATGGCGAAGTCGATCATCGACAAGGCCGGCGCTCGCAATTCAGCGTCGGACTCCGAGCGGTTGCAGCAGATTCACGACCTGGCCGTGGACAACGGCGCCGTCTGCGCGATGAAGGGCGTCAAGAAGCTCGAGGCCAAGACCGCGGTGGCCGGCTCCTACGAGGAGCGCCAGGAGGAACTGCGGGAGGCGCTGAACGACCTGCACGCAGCCGACCTCGCCCGACGCCTCGACTACTCCTACCTCTGCATCGTCGCCACCTTCGAGGACCGCGTGGTCTACACGCTGTGGATCGACGGCAACGACGACGCCACGTACCAGCGGCCGTACTCCTTCGACGGAGACGAGGTCACCTTGGGTGACGCCACTCCCGTCGAGGTCGAGGAAGTCGTGACGGTCGCCCCCGCGGGCGACACACGTTCTACCGAAGCAGAGGCCACGAAGGACGCCACAGGCGCCTCCGAGGATGACGCAGAGGGAATCGAGCTGAGGGCCCGCGCCGCTCAGCTCAGCAGCGCAGCGTTCACCGCCTAGCTGCACACCACCCAACCCAACTGAGCCGCCTTCGGGCGGCTTTTTCGCGTCCCAGGAGGACCAGTGAGTGATCTCAAGCACGAGATGCGCTCCCTCGCCCTGAAGGCTCAGGAGGTCGTCAGCGACCCCCAGATGCCGACGAGTGAGAAGCGCGAAGCCCTCGACAAGATCGAGGCAGACATCAAGTCGGTCAGCGACAAGATCGCGGACGCCGACTACCTGTCCGAGCAGCGCAAGAAGTACGCCGGGATGACCGGCGAGGCCGCCGACGCGGAGGGCGAGCGCAAGCAGTACGTCACGCTCGAGCCCCAGGTCATCAAGACCTTCGGTGACACCTTCACGGAGTCCGAGCAGTACAAGGGCGTGCAGAAGGGCGCCAAGTTCTCCACCGGAGCGGTCGACGTCAAGGCGACCGTGTCGGAGTCGGCCTCGGCCATCGTCCAGCCGTACCTCCGTCCCGGCGTCCTGCCCATCCTGTTCCAGCGGCTCACCGTCGCGGACCTGATGCCGTCGATCGCCACCAACCAGACGACCAGCGTCCGCATCACCAAGGAGACCACGGCTACCAACGCCGCTTCGACGGTGGCGGAAGGCGGCGCCAAGCCTGCCTCGACGCTGATCTACTCGACGGTGGACGAGCCCATCCGCAAGATCGCCACCACGATCAAGGTGTCCGACGAAATGCTGACGGATGTTCCCTACATCCGTGGGCAGATCGACGGTCGCCTGGTGCTCTTCGTCAAGATCACCGAAGAGGCTGAACTGCTCACGGGCAACGGCACGGCGCCCGACCTCACCGGCATCCTCAACCGCTCGAGCCTGACGGCGGCACAGCCCAAGGGTGGGGATTCGGCAGTCGACGCGATCTACAAGGACATCACCAAGATCAGGGTGGCGTCCTTCCTCGAGCCGGATGGCATCGTCATGCACCCGAACGACTGGCAGGACATCCGCCTGTCCAAGGACCAGAACCTCCAGTACTACGGCGGTGGCCCGTTCAACTACGGCCCCTACGGTGTCGGTGGCTACCGCACCGAGGCCGGCAACACCGGCCCCGTGGACACCCTCTGGGGTCTGCGCGTCGTCGTCACCACGGCCATGACCGAAGGCACGGCCCTCGTCGGCGCCTTCAGCATGGGCGCCGAGGTCTACCGCAACGGCGGCCTCACGGTGGAAGCCACCAACTCGAATGAGGACGACTTCCTCCACAACCTCGTCGCGATCCGCGCCGAGGAGCGCCTGGGCCTCGGTGTCCTGCGTCCCTCCGCCTTCTCGACGGTCACCGGCATCTAGTTCGTCTCGGGGCGGGGGAGCACAGCCCTCCCCCGCCCCGGACGTTCCCAAGGAGGGAACATGCCCGTAATCAAGCGAGACGGCGTCACCGACACGGGGACCGGCGCCTACTCAGGACCCTCGGAGCCCGTCACGGTCACCGAGACGACCGACGTGGGTTCTACCGGAGCCGTGCAGGGTCCGAGCGAGCCCACCACGTACCAGTCCGACCTCGAAGAGGCACCCGGAACGGGCGCAGTGTCGGGACCGGATGGTCCGACCACGTACCACGAATGGCCGGATGGCCCTGGCGTGAAGATGGTCGACCAAGCCGAAAACAAGGCCGTGAAGTCAACGGCCAAGAAGACAGCGAAGTCCACCAAGAAGTAGATGCACGTCTCGTTCTGGCAGGGCATCGGTGGTGGCACGGCCCACTACCGATGCCAGACACCCGGCAAGGCCCTTCAGCGCTTCGGCTGGGATGTGAACTGGATCGAGGACGACGACGACGTCATCGGTGATGTGTTCGTCATGCAGCGTGCGACGGGTGACTGGTTGCCCGAGATGGTCCGCAACCTGAAGGCCAGAACGAACACCCTTGTCGTCTATGACATCGACGACTGGTACGAGGGAATCCCCGACTACAACCTCGCCTCGAAGACTCTGAACCAACAG